AGCTCATTATTATAGAGCTCCTCTAGCATAATTTTTTGCAAAGAGGCTGGAAAAGCATCAGTCCATGATGTTATATCGTAAGATTTAACACCTGGTCTAATATGTTTTTTTAAGTTTTGGAAACCACGAGTATGTGACTTCGCACTACTGAAACCCTTGAAATATTCTTGTGTAATACCTTGAACATCTTCCATTAGCGGTTTAAGTAATATCTGAGTCCAATAGTCAGAAATGGCTATTATTCTCGATTTATTACCTTTATCTGCAATAGAAGTCAGTAATCTTAGTTTTATCTTACGTTTGGGCTTTTGCACTTTAAGTGCTAAAGCTTCTACATAGGAATATAAATTTTGATTACCAGTCAAGTTACACAATGCACAAAATGGTGACCTTAGGGTCTCATCTTTCATCAAAGCGTAAGCTTCAATGTCAGCTGTTTCCCACTTGGGTTTTCCATTAGGACCGTTTCTAACAAAGCTCTCGGTAGGTTCCGTGATCAAATCAGGAGAATTTTGGAAATTATTTCTAATTTTCCAACTTCTGATAAAATCTCGAAAACCAACTTTGAACTCAATAGGAACGTCAAATGTGCTTGTGACATTACTCAAGTCTAATTCTGAGAAGGCTGAAACTAACCGATTTAAATAAAACAATGATCGGATAGTTCTATCGGCAACTGTTGATTTTTTGTCAACAGCTAGAAGATAGAGGTCTAACATCTTAAACAATTTAGATGGGAATTTATGAACCTTTGATACCGCCATAAATGGTGGATTCTCTGGTACATTACCCTCTAAGGATGATAGGATGTAAAGACGTACGGCGTTAAAACGCTTAGTTCCGTCTTTTACACCATGTTCAACTATCATATTGTTGTGAAACAATACAAGTTGATCTATCACTTCCCTTATCGGGAAGGTTAAGGGTGTTAACCTTAAGCTTTCTTCTAGAATTAGGGTGAATATTTCTGGTACTTTAGTAATAGTTCCTCTAGAATGATTTTCATAATTTTTTTTAAAGTCTTTAGTTTTTGCTAAAGACGAAAATCTTACTAGCGGTCTACTAAAAGTTGTTTTACTTTTAATAGCTGTTATATAACGTACAGATGTAGTAATATTTTCAAATTTTTGGTTAAATGATAATAATTT